AATTCGAAAAGAATCGTAAAACTATGAACTAAACTTTGTAAGGTGGGCGATGTACTCTCGCCCACCAAAAATACGTTAAAAGCTCGCCGAAAAAATTTTTTTAATATAGATTTAATGCCAGTGCCTGGTACACCAGGCAGTCTTCCTTTCTAAAAAATACGTTAGTCTTTCGCCAAAAACTTTTTTTCTTATTAGATTTAGTTGCCAGACCCCATTTCGAGTTGCGTGGAAAATGGGAAAAACTAAAAAATTTCCGAGGTACAATCATAAGGCGAGGTTGCTACAAGCTCATTGTCGTTCAAATATGAGATACTTTTTTTTCATTATTTTGTTGAATTATAACTTTTTATAAGTAAATTAGTAAATGCATTAATTAGTAATGTAGCCTTAAATGAAAAACTAAAGGAGTTATCAATGGCTAAAAAACTAAATAACTTTGAAACAAAGTTACTTATTGAGTATCGTATGTTTCAAGATATTAAAAACCAAGCAGATAAAAAATGTAAACAATTACAAAAACAAGTTTACGAACTTATCCAAAATAAAAAATTAACTGAAAAAGAAAATTTTATTTTCAATCATAACAATAATGTTTTTTCAGTTAGTGAACACACTAGAACTTTAACAGATATGCAACAAGTTAGAGATTTCTTTGTTAAGAAAAAAGTTGAGATACCTGTTAAACAATCGACTTATTATTCAGTTAAAAATGTAACGAATAATAAAGAACAAGAAAATTTAATTGAAGAACAATTAGGGAGAATTGCTAATGCCTAATGATTTAGTTACTCAATTAAGAAATTTAGCTAACACCACTAATCGTGGTGTTACTGAACAACAAGATAGTTTTTTAACTAATGCTCAAACAACGACTACTATTGATTGGCAATTATTAGCTAATTATTTAGATGGAAAGATATTTGAGTTTATCTTGCAAAACAAACATGATCCAAAAGTAAAAGATTTTGGTGTACAATTAGCTAGAGATTTGGCTAACAAATTTGGTATAAATCATTAACATTTTTTTGTACAGCAGGTGATACCTTCACCTGCTGTTCCTGATGCATCTAAAAAAATAGTCCTTCAGGTTGTCGCCACATATAGTTGTTTCTTTTACATTTAATACTACATCTAGAGTCACAAACGAATTTTGTCAGCAAATAGTCCTTTAAGACCACGCCACCCCCCTCTCCCCCTAGTACATTGTACACACGACGCTACGTGTAAGATTTACACAAACAATTTATATGCTATAACATCACGAAAGTGATTAAAGGCAAAGACATAGTTGTTTGGTTTTCTTGCGGTGCAGCTTCTGCTATAGCAGCAAAACTAACTTTAGATAAGTATGGTAAAGATAATAATGTTAGAATAGTTAACAATCCAATTAAAGAAGAACACGAAGATAACTTAAGATTTTTAAAAGATGTCGAAAAATGGATAGGTAAAGATATTGAGTTTGCTACTAATTCAAAATTTCCAAACGCATCTTGTAAAGAGGTGTGGGATTGGAAAAAATTTATGTCTGGCCCGATGGGTGCACCATGCACAAAATTTTTAAAAAAGAATGCAAGGCAAGAATGGGAAAAAAATAATCATTGTGACTATTTAGTTTTAGGGTTTACTTATGATGAAAAGAAGAGAGCTGAAAGATTTATGCTTACAGAAAGAGACAATCTGCTACCCGTGCTAATTGATGAAAAAGTAACTAAACAAGATTGTTTTGATATGTTGTTAAATAAAGGTTTAAAATTACCAACAATTTATAAGCACGGTTTTCCAAACGCTAATTGCATAGGTTGTGTAAAAGCTACTTCTCCTACTTATTGGAATCTTGTTAGAAAAGAGTTTCCAAAAATTTTTGATGACAGATCAGAACAATCTAGTAAAATTGGATCAAAATTAGTTAGATACAAAGGAAAAAGAATATTTCTCAAAGATCTACCACCCAATGCTAAAGGTAAAGATTTAAAAAATTACCACATTGAGTGTGGTATATTTTGTGAAGAATATGTAAAATAAACATGGATTTAGACCAAGTAACTAGTGAAGAAGCTATAGATCTAATTAAAAAATTAGAATTAAGAAAAGCTGAAATAGATACAGCTGAACATTCTAGAGATGATTATCTATCTTTTGTTAGAGCAGTCTGGCCAGAGTTTATTGGTGGATATCATCATAGAAAGATTGCAGAAAAATTTAATATGATCAAAGACGGCAAGCTGAAACGTTTAATCGTTAACATGCCACCCAGACATACCAAATCAGAGTTTGCATCTTATTTGTTTCCTGCGTGGATGATGGGCCACAATCCTAAATTAAAAATTATTCAAACAACGCACACTGCAGAGCTATCATATAGATTTGGTCGTAAGGTTCGTAACTTAATGGACCAAGAAGAATATAAAAATATTTTTAAAAACATATCACTGTCTCAAGATTCGAA